CAGCTGTGTCCGCTCCCCCAGACAACCTGGTTAGAAGCGTGAAGTATTCTACACAGAACTTACTAAAAGCTCTTTGATCTCTGTGTCCTAACATCAACTCAGTTAGTTGATCATGATACTGTTCTGCAAAGAATCGCTGCATAGCGGCGTCTTCCAAAAGTCTTAAAACCTTCGAAACACGACCATCGAAACGACTGAGATCAGTTTTAATGACCTTAGCGGCTTCAATGCATACATCAACAACTCGCTCGGCAATTTGTTTTGGATTCTTACCGAACGCATACCAATCTTGTCTCTTCATAATTTCATCTGAAAAGGCATAAACAAACGAGGAATAGTTTTGTTTAAGTACAGGATTGACTGTTGATATCACACGAGGATCTTTAATACTATCATAGGGCTCAGCTTTCATGAAGCTCTTGACAGGAGAACCATCAGTTTCGTCCACAGACATGTCAGCTTTATCCAACAGCGCTTGTTGCGTTGGTCTAGGTTGACGTTCACGAACTTCATCCAATGACACCGGATGACCTGACCTAACCAAATGCTCTGGAATCAATTGCTCAATGAATTCTGTAATCATGTTGGTTAACAACGGGGTAACAACACAGTTTGAGTGCAATTCTGTGATTCGGCCCCTAACAGCCTGCTCATCATTGTTCTTACACTTATCTGGGACAAATGCGGGATCAATGATGGGACTCATAAAAGGGATCATGGCAGGCTTAGATTCAGGATCGTAATTAATTGGATCAAACTGATATCTAGACATGGCTTTGTCAACTGGATACACAACAGCGGGTGTGGACGGTTGTTGCGTACGATGATACTCAGTTAACACACTGGCACTGGCCATGTCAGTAGATCCCATTGTTGTCTTAACTTGGGCAATGCTTATATCATTCTTCCCAAGACGTGCAACAGACGCCAGAGAGTCATCAACAACTACGGGAACAGTGGCTTGTGCATAACTACCAATATTTCCGGTAGATACGCTCAGTCCTTGTTTATCCTGAATCTGTAATCGCAAATATCGTCCATCTGAAACAGACAATCGTGACAATCTATAACCTCCCAAATACGAACTAACATCAAATATCGGGGACCAAAAGGTTTTCATCGGAGACAGCATGATCAATTGATGATGCGGATCTAATTGTTTACGATCCACATTATAACTCGTTACACGATATCCCATGCTCATGAACGTTGGACTAACCGCAAGTAACATATCAG